AGTTCAATATCTGGTGGTATGTTTAGTATCAAGTATCAGTTATTTTTGAATGACTTGTATTATTTCAACTCAGTTGAACTTATGCAATATGCGATGACTAAAAGATATTTGGAGGATATTGATTTTTTATTAACCACAGATAAACAAATAAGATTTAATAAAAGACAAAATAGATTATATTTAGATATTGATTGGAAATCTCAGGAAAAAGATACATTTATAGTCATTGATTGTTTTAGAGCATTAGATCCTGCAGATTTTTCAAAAGTTTTTAATGATAGTTTTATAAAAAGATACTTGACACTTCTAATTAAAAGACAGTGGGGATTAAATATGATGAAATTTAGTGGAACTCGATTACCTGGTGGAATTGAATTAAATGGTAGGCAGTATTATGAGGATGCAGAGAGAGAATTGGCAGATATAAAACAAAGAATGTCTCTCGAATACGAGTTGCCACCTCTCGATTTTATAGGATAGTGACACATGGCATTAAATCCGTTTTTTCTACAAGGATCTAAAACTGAACAATTTTTACTACAAGATGTAATTAATGAGCAGTTAAAAATTTATGGTATAGATGTCTTCTACTTACCTAGAAAAATTTTTAAGACTGATAATATTATTCGAGAAGTTCAATCATCAAAATTTGATGATTCTTTTATTCTTGAAGCATATTTAAATAATTATGAGGGTTATAATCCAAACAGTGATTTAATGACTAAGTTTGGATTAAGATTAACAAATGAAGTAAGTTTAACAATATCAAGAGAGAGATTTGAAGAATTTATAACACCATTTCTAGAAGGTATTACATCAGGTATTAAAGAGGGTCTCATAACAGATTATACCTTTGAAGATTTAGTCAATCGACCAAAAGAAGGAGACTTAATATACTTCCCTCTTGGAGAGAGATTATTTGAAATTAAAAGAGTTGAATCTGAGAAACCATTTTATCAGTTAGGAAAAAATTATGTTTATGAATTAAGTTGTGAATTATATGAATATGAGAACGAACTTATCGATACTTCAATTGAGGAGGTTGATAATACTGTTGAAGATGAAGGATATATTACAACTGTTAATTTAGTTGGAACTGCACTTACAGCATCAGGAACTGCTGTAGTGGGTGGCACTGGAATGCTTGGATTTATATCATTAATAAATGACGGTTTTGGATATAAAACTGCACCATCAGTTGAGATATCACCACCAGCATCTGGATCAAGAGCAACAGCAGTCGCAATTACAACGTCTTCTGGTGGAGTTAAATCTCTAAAAGAAATAAGAATCCTAAATCCTGGTTCTGGATATGATGCAGATAATCCACCATTAGTCATTTTAAATGGTGGTGGTGGTGCAGGTGCAGCAGTTACATTTGGAATTGTTGATAGTGGTATTTCAACAATAAGCAATCTTGTTAGAGGTAAGGGGTACTATGTAGCACCTACAATTACATTTACAGGATCAACTAGTATTGGCGGTACAACTGCAATTGCAACAGCTGTTATTAACGATGATGGTTCAATAGATAATGTTCAATTTAATAATGTTGGTTCTGGATATACAGTTGCTCCAACAATAGCATTTTCTGGTATTTCTACAACTGGAATTGGAACTTATATCTATAATGAGATTATCACAGGATCATTATCAGGAACTACTGCAAGAGTTAGAAACTTCAAGAAACGTGTTGATATAGATGCTGTTAATCCACCTATTGAACTTAATGTATCTCTAAATAGTGGAAGATTTAGTGCTGGAGAAGTAATAGTAGGATCTATCTCATCGGCTAGATATGTTGTAGAATCTTATAGTGATGATAAGTTTGATGAAACTTTTGACTCAAATAAAGAAATAGAATTTGAATCAGATTCTCTACTTGACTTTAGCGAAGGAAACCCATTTGGAGATTATTAATGTTAGGCACTTATTATTATCATGAAATTGTTCGTAAAACGATTATCGGTTTTGGTACGCTATTTAATGATATTTTTATTAAACATGAAAACATTGATGATAGTACTCTTAATGAAACAAAAGTAGGTCTTGCATATGGACCACAGCAAAAGTTCTTTGCAAAAATTAGAGAGCAAGCAAATTTAACAAAAGCAGTTGCTATAACATTACCCAGAATGTCATTTGAAATGACATCGATTCAATATGATGCGACTCGTAAATCTGGTATTACTCAAACATTTAAGGCATCTGATGGCACGAACTTGAAAAAGGTTTTCATGCCTGTTCCATACAATATTGGATTTGAACTTAGTATATTTTCAAAATTAAATGATGATGCTCTACAAATCATCGAACAGATATTACCATTCTTTCAACCATCTTTTAATATTACAATTAATTTAGTAAGTTCAATTGGAGAGAAAAGAGACGTTCCAATTGTTTTAGATAATATTTCATTTCGAGATGAATATGAGGGAGATTTTACAACAAGATCTGCATTAATATATACATTGCAATTTACAGCAAAAACATATCTATTTGGTCCTGTTTCAGATACTAGTGATGGATTAATCAAAAAAGTTCAAGTGGATTATGCAGCAGATACTGCAGCATCAGCAAGAAGACAGATGCGTTATGTTGCCACACCAAAAGCACTTAAAGATTATAATGACGATCAAACTACAACAATTACAGAAGATTTAACAACTACTGAAACCAGAATAAGTATAACAAGTTCTGCTTCTCTAAGTGTTAATGATCGAATTGTAATTGATAGTGAAATCATGAGAATATCACAGATAGTAGATTCTACTACTATTATTGTAAAGAGAGGATTTGATAGTTCAATTCCAGCATTACATACATCAACATCAACTATAAACCTTCTAACAACTGCTGATGATGCAGCAATTGTTCCAGGTGATGACTTTGGATTTAATGAATTTGAATCATTCTTTGATGATGGCAAATCATATAGTCCTACAAAACAAAGTGATATCTAATGAATACTATGTCAAGTTACGATCCTATTGATGAAGCATTGAATACTCATACTGAAGTTGAAGCAATTGTACCTTCAAAGAAAGAGATTCAATTACAAAAGAAAGAGAAACAATCTGGAGATATTGAGAAAGATTATAACTATACTCGTGCCAATTTGTATTCATTAATCGAGAAGGGACAAGAAACTCTAAATGGTATTATGGAACTAGCAGGAGAGAGTGCGAGTCCAAGGGCATATGAGGTTGCAGGGCAAATAATTAAATCAGTAGCAGACACAACAGACAAGTTGTTAGATCTGCAAAAGAAAGTAAAAGACGTAGATGAGGATAAGAAACAAACAACAAATACAGTAACAAACAATGCTTTATTTGTTGGGTCAACGTCAGACCTGTCAAAAATGATAAAGAAACAATTTCTAAATAATAAAGATAACACCAAATAGTAATCAAATGAAAAACGAATCTATAGATATTGAAAACTCTGATGGAAATTTGTATGCTAAAGTAATTGATATTTTAGGTCCTACACACATGAGACCCGTTATATCAAATGGTGTATGGAAGGGAACTGAACAAATATCTGAAATGAATGATGAACCACCAAAAGAAGATCCAGCAATAAAAGCAAAGCAAAAAAGAGCAGATCAAATAAAAAAACAAGTTTTACTTAAGAAAATACAAGCAGTAAGGTCTGGTGGTGGAGAGAATATAATGGCATCATATGAACCATCAAACTGGAGAAAAGATAAAAATATGAGAATTAATAAATTGATGGATAGGTAAACTTCATGTCTGATAATGTATATCTTGGTAATCCTAATCTAAAAAAAGCAAATACACCAATAGAATTCACTGAAGAGAATGTCATTGAATTTGTAAAGTGTAAAAATGATCCTGTTTATTTTGCAAGAAAATATATAAAAATTGTATCTCTTGATGAAGGATTAGTTCCTTTTAACATGTATGATTTTCAAGAGAAGTTAATTGATAGATTTCATAAAAATAGATTTAATATATGTAAAATGCCTCGACAGACAGGTAAATCTACAACCTG